ATGAATAATACACCATTACCACCAGTTGAACCAATACCAGTAACAGCAACACCAATAGATGTTAATGGATAAGTAGTTTCTAATCCATCAAACTTCTCTGATATATCATCAAAAATCTGATTTTTCTCATAATCCTGTCTAAGGAATGTTCTTCCACCAAATGTCGCTCTTGCATATGGTAAATTAGCAGCATTGATAATTCCCATATCACCACCTAGAGGTGCTTGGGTGAAATGTATCTTACTGTCTACTATTTGGAAAGATCCTCTAAAGAGTCTTACAGTTTCTCCTGCAGCATGTGGAGTAGCAGCAGTACCAACTGCGCCCCTTTCAATTTCTACTAAGTTCCATGTACCAATACCTACTACAGGTCCAAGTGAAGTAGTACCAAAACCAACAGTTCTTACAATAGAGTATTCATCTTCTATTTTAAGTAAATCTCCAGATTGGATAGATGAAATACCACTTAATACAAATGCAGTTGTAAATCCAGCAACAGGAACATTAAGATCATAATTGATTGCTGTATATGATAGTGGTTTTTGTACTAAACCACTAATAGAGATCATTGACTTAGAATCTCTCTTTCTCATTGAGAATCTATGTTGGTTACCAGCACCAGAATTCTCAGCAAAAGTTACTGCTATACCTTGTCTAGCATCAAGTTCACTTAAAGCAACTCTAAATTGTGAATTATTATTCTTAATCGCATAAACTGTTTCTGGTAAACGAGCAGTACCAACACCTGTATAGTAAACAAGTCCAGTTCCTGCTATACCAATAAGGTTTGAATCTGCTTTGTATGTTAACTGCTCTTCATTAGAGAAGAAATGTTTTTGATTAAATGTTCCTGTATCAAAAGATAATGCGGATGGATCTGCAATATTTGTTTCACGAGCATAAATGGGTATCCCTTGATAATTTAAGTCAAACTCTTTAACATTCCTATTATTAATACCAAGGTATATGTTCTGACAAACATTTTCATATACTTGACCATAACTCAATTGTCCAATACCATCTAAAGTACCATTAGGATCCAATTCTTTATATAATACTTCGTTATATGCAGTAATACTAACAATACCAGAAACTGATGGATGGAATTCAAGTCCAAAAGTACCATCAGATCTATAAGTAGATCCAAATGTACCTACTCCAGTTGTAGATCCAATAGCAGCAAGAGGATTTTCGCTAATAAAGGTTTGACTCTTTTCAGGATCTGATAATAGATAAATTTGATGTAAAGATTGAGTTGCGCCATAAGCAACATGAACTGTAGATTTAACAGATAGATCAGTAATACTAGTTAAACCAACAACAGTTGCAATACCAGATTTTGCTTGACTTGTTACCTCTAATCTACCAGATCTTTCTGTACCATCTGGTGTAAATGGAATCTTAAATCTATAATTAGAAGAACCAAGAGTAGAAGGATCAACAATAATAGACTTATATTTAACATCTACTATTCTATCACGACCATTTTCAAAATCAATCTTAAGTAATCCACTTTCAATCTTAGAAGTAAATGTACCAATAAATTGTGGTGCAGATAATCCGCTTAAATTCTGTTTTGAGTTAAATGCTGCTAATTCAGTAAGATAAGTATCTACACCATCATGCATAACTGCATATTCTAGATAATCAACTTGTTTAGTAATAGAAGATGCAGCTCCAGGATTATCAATAACCACAAATTGAATTAATGCTGCTTGAGATGTTAATGTTGATATTCCAAGTACATTGGTTGTAGCACTAACTCCTGTAGTAGAAGCTGCTGTAACCCTAGTATTAGCACCCTCTAATCTAATATGACCAAAACTAGTAGTTCCAACACCTACAGAATCAGCAAAATTAGTTTGAAGTGATTTAACTTCATAATTAGTATCAAATGGTTCATTTGGTCTAAATATCAATTGTGTTTTTGAAACAGCAGGAGAATATACTGTATCAAATACCGCATATCCAGTATTGAGACCAACTTGATCCCAATTCTTCATATCCTGCTTTTGTAGTAAATAAGTATCTTCATCAACAGTTACTGAAATAAATTCATTTAACTGATAATGATTTTTTCTTTCATCCTCTGCTTTAAAGACAGTTTGTGTTAAGAACCTTGTAAAATATCTTCCTGCGGGATAATTAGCAACTATTCTATAATCACTTAGATCATTAGACTCATTAGATACAAACTTGGGACTAATATCATCAATATTTAAAACTCGGTTAGTTTTGTTTAAAATGAAGTCTGAAAGTCTAGTAGCTCTCAACTCTACAAATTTGGAAATATTTCCTTGAGCTTCAAAGTCCCTTGCTAAATCAAACGGATAAATTGAATCTACTCTAAGTGGATCACCAATAAAGTCAAGAACTAATCCACCAGCATCTTCCGCAGGAATTGTAGTATCACCTGGATTACCTTTTGTAATTACTTCGGTATTTGCAAAGTTTTTAAGTCCAGATGGATGAACAATATCATTTACATATGTAACTAAATCCTCATAAGTCTTAGGACTCTCAATTGCATAAGAAAGGTTCTGATAATAATCATTATCAGGCAATACTTGATTAGTATCATTAATAAGACCAATATTATCTCTCCATCCAACTAATGTTTTAACAGAAGGCGCAATATTAAAACTACCATCAAATTCCTGAATTCCTATTACTCTACAAGAAGAACCACTTAATTTACCAATTAAAATATCATTAATCTCTAAAGGTTCAGCACCACTAACAATAATTTTAGCAGCATTAACATCGATAAAATCTAATCTAATATCAGCAATTGGATTGTCATTTCTCTTAAATGGTTCGTTTTCAATAAACTTAGAAGCACCTTTAACAACTTCAAATTGTGCGAGATAATCAGCTTTAGTTAATTGACCAAATCCAAAAGCAACCGTTGCTCCAGTACCAGGATTTGTACTAATTCCATTTAGATCAAATGTAACTTCTCTTGGGTTAACAGAATCATTATAATCAGAAACTTCAAATGGGATAAACTTATAATCACCAGAGTTATATCCAGTACCACTTCCAGCATCATAGTTAATACCCTCAATCATTACCTTATCACCAATTGCCATTGGTTCTGTAACATAACCCAAAACTGGAGTTGTAATCTTACAGGTTAAGATACCAAGAGTAGCTTCAACACTTATAATACTAAGACCATTACTATTTCTAACAGGAGCAATACCAAAATCATTATTAGAAAGACCCGTAGGAGGTACAGATACAGTTGCCTTGGTAACAGCAGAATCGCTTAATTCAGAAGTAATTAATCCAGATTCTACAATATCACCAGTTGCTTTATCAAATAAAACCAATGATGGAGCATTAATATAGAATTTACCACCGTATATAACATTAACTGCATCAATAGTTGCAAAACTGTCAATATTAACAACTCTAGGAACAAAAGCATCAGGTCTAAGAGTATTGTCAGATGGATATCCATAAACATCTTCAGGAACCGTTAATGTTTCTAATTTGTTAATAGCATTAGATTCTGCAATCAATGTAGCATTTTCTCCACGATCTCCAATACTAGAAATACCAGGAAGTCTTGTATAATTAAGTCCAGGACTTAATATTCTTGTTGAAGCAATACCACCAGTAGCATTAGTAGATCTAGTAGTATATTCAATAATATCACAATCAGCAGCAACATAATTTAGAGATTCTGGTTTTTCCTCCAAATTAATAGTAAATGTAGTATCTCCAATACTCGTTATTGGATATGTTGATGTATAAGAACTATCAACATACTTAATTTGAGATCCATTGAAAACAGTCCTATCAGCAGTACTAATACCACTTGAGAATAAACTATAATAGATTATCTTAGGAGCTGTTTCAGAATGTTTAATTTTAATAGTTGGATGACCATTAGAATTCGGATTTGTTGATGCAACACCAACAGTTGCTGTAGTATGAACACCAACTACCTCAAATCCAAGACTTGTACCAGATCCTACAAATTCATTAAAGAAATTGCTATCATAATAGAATTTTAAATCATTATCTACTAAACTAGGATCACTCATATCAAATACAAGATCATTATTCCTAAATGGTCTTAATTGTGGATTAATTGGATTGATAGTTTGTCCAGATCCACCTTGAGATGTTATATTAACAACATTAGGAGTTCCTGCAGTTTCTTTAAATGTATTTGCTAATTGAAGTGTATTTTCATCAATTACAACAACATAATACTCTCTTTGAACTACTCCACCTGGAAGATTTGAACCATAGTATAAAATTTTATCACCAGTTATCAAATTATGCTTATATACACTAATTCTATTAGTACTAGTGTTTATTCCAGTTTGATCAACAGAAATTGGATTAAGAATTAGATATTCATCAATAATCTTAACTGTTGCAACAGTTGTTGTACCAATACCAGTTGCAAGACCAGGTTTAACGATTAAATTAATTTCATCGTCAGTTTCTAACTCATGACTCTCAGCAGTTTGAATGGTAGAAGTAATTTTTTGTACCGATCCAGTAACTTGTGAATCTGGAGTACTAGTAAACAGATAATCATAAGCATCTGTACCACCACTAACAAAATATACTTCATCAGAAGTTTTGGTTGTTTTTATACCAATAGTATTTTCAGTTTTTCTTACCGCATAACATGGATCAGGTATATTGAAAGTATTTCCAATACCATCAGTTTTTATACCTAAAGTAACTCCACCACCAGGAACATTTAAACTTAAACTATCATTAGTATTTAAACCATGATTTTCTAAGTAAATACTCTGAGTTTTAATAGATCTAGATGCAGTAACACCAAGATAATCAAAATCTCTAGTTATTGTCTGTCCTGTTGTAGTACCAAATCCTACTGATTCTGTAGGGTTAAAATATATCTTTTTAGTTATTCCAGAAGTAAATTTATTAGTAACTATAGGAATTTCTATTTCATCAGCAAAATATGAAACTCCTAATCCAACTACATCTGTAGTTTGAACACCAACAGACCTACGAATTCTTAATACACTATCATCATTATAAACATTCAAAATATGAGCAGTTTCTGTTCCTATTCCAACTGTTGTACCAATTCCTACTGACGATGGAGTCATTGTTGAGAATCCAATCGTAGCACCAGCAGAAACTGAAGGTGGAATATACTGAACTCTAATATCAGTAACTAATCCAACAACATTATTATCTAAAAGTTTAGTTGAAATATTTACAGTACTAATAACATGAGAATCTACTAATTTGTCTACACTAGTAGATAATCCAGCAACTTGCACATAATCATTTAATTCTAATCCGTGTGATGGGTCAAAATGACCAATAACACTTTGACCTTTCCATTCAAATACTACATTTTCATATAATTTGAAAGTAGTGTCAATCTTATTGATAGGTTTACCCTCCAATAGATTAACTCTAGCACTTACGCCACTTCCATTAGTTCCGCTTTCATCAAAATGTAATTGTGCGCCAAAAGTGTACCCTACACCAGGAGATGATATTCTTATATCCTCTACTCCACCAATACCAATTTTATTAGGTATTGCGACATTAGGAATCTGCTTATATGGTTGATATACAAAATCATAAGCAACTCCATCACCAAATAGATTATATGGAAGTGTATTTCTTACTAATTTAGATTCTTCAAAGCTATAATTACTCTGCTTAATCTTTTCACCAGCAACCGTATTAACTTTTAATGCAAATCCCCTATAAGTATCACCAATATAATATGGGAATTGTGGAACATTGGTATTATCTATAGTGGCAAAATATGCATAAACACCTTCTTCAAATTCGGGTGTTTTACAGAATCTACCATTATGTTCATCTAAATCACCACTAGAATCATAATAATAATCTTCAATAAAGAAACCTGCTTCATATTCTGAAAGAGAAGGTCGATTTATAACTCTAGTTGAATCTAGTTTATAAGATGAAACCATTCTCGTAGAAGAAGACTGAATATCATCAATATTAGTTAAACCATAAGGTCCATAAATTGGATTTCCATCATATGCCCATCCAATAATAGGGGAATGACCACTTCCATCATCATTAAAGGCATCCCTAACCGTTGCTCCATAAGCAACAGATTCAACAGCTAATCCACCGTCAACTGGAGTAAGATAGTCTCCATTCAATGTACCACTAGTTTTATACTTATTAGCAATTAATGGTCTAACTCTAGTTGAGAATGTTGCAGAATCACCTGGAGCTTTAATAATAACAGTAGTTGTTGTTGCAGCATATCCAACACCTTGAGATAAAACTATAACTGAAGATATCTCTCTACCATCCATAACAGCACGAAGTTTTGCACCAATTGCACTACCAACACCAACTACTGTTATATCTGGAGGTCCATCATAATTAGATCCTTTACTTTGTACAAAAGCATCAATAATTCTTCCATTAACAATAGTAAGTCCAATTTGACCAAATGCTCCGTAATTAACATCTACAGAAGGTGCTTTTTCAAAGTTAATAATATTTGAACCATAATCACGACCTTTATCATATAAAATAGCTTCTGTAACTTTACCACGAACAATAGGAGTTGACTTTAAAGTTACTGGTGTATCTAAATCGGTAATAACATTAATATCTACTGTTACTGGAGGATAGAAGAAATCTTGATACCCTACACCATGAGAAGTGAATCTTACATATTCTTTATTCAAATAATTTGTCTTATCTGGAGTTCTTGTGGTTGCAATACCTGAATAACAAAGTCTAAATTTATCATTATCCAGAGCTATAACTTGATACTGTGAATTAGTAGATAGTCCAGTAATAGGTGATGCACCAGGAGTAGTTGATATGCCATAATGAACTACTTCACCATCTTTAAATCCATGATTGGTGAATTCAATAAAATCTTTAAAAGTACTGATTCCAGTAGGTTCTATAGATAATCTCTTATTAGTATAATTAGAACCACCATCTAGAATACTAACTCTAGAAATGCGCCTCTTTGTATTATAATCTCTAAATTGATGAATACCATTATTCAAGTATGCTGCTGTTGCACCAAAACCTATAGTGTTTACACCAGCAATTGCATCTGATTTTTGTGTATAAAGTTTGAATATAGTATCACTACTTACCCCAACATAATAAGATTGACCTTCTACTAAAGAAGTATCAATACCAGCTGCTGCTTGTGTATGGATACCAACAACATTATTATTATTTGCACTATAAAGTACTCTATCCCCAGTTTTATAATAATGGGGTTTATCCATTATAAATCGACCATTATTAGGATCAGCATGTTCAATATTACCACCACTATAGAATGACTTAGCATTAAAAGTAAATTGTCTATACGCTAATTCTGTAATTGCTTTTGCAACTGCTCCACTACCATTTCCACCATGTATATCAACAGAAACTACTTTTTTAATCTCAAAGTCAACTGGGTCAATTAAAACATCTGTAACAGTACCACCAATTGATAATCTACCATAAGCAGTATTAATTCCCGTTGAACTATTCTCAATACTTATAGTTGGTGGATTAAGAACATCATATCCAGTACCAGCATTAACAAGATCAAGTGCTTTTAAAGGTCCGTAGTAAATATATTTGTCAGACTTATAATTGGTGATTTCTACACCATTTACCAACATTCCAGTATTACCATCTAAGGTTCTTTCAGAAGTTGTTTTTTGTAATTTACCTTTAGTTAGATTTTGACTAAGAATGAATCTTTTAAGTGTTCTACCTGGGAAAATTGATTTTCTTGCTTGATCAACTCTAACAAAATCATGAATTCCAGTTGATAGATCTGGAGGAGCAAATTTTACAGAAATTCCAGATGGAATAAAGGATCTAGAAGGATATAATTTAATTTTGTTCTTTTGAGATAATACTTCTACAAAATAAGAGTTTGCATCTAATCCACCAATAGCAACAGTATTTCCAACTGGAACATAAGCAACTTCCTCACCTGTTCTAAAAGGAACATCTTGTGGGAAAGAAATTATGGTATATCTATTAGACAGACTGTCATATCCATCCCATGAACCACTAGATACTGTAGGATTAATTAAAACTGCATGAACTTTGTCAGTAGTGATTGGATATGAAGGAATGGAGTTAGAAGCTACAAATCCTTCTTTTTGACCACTTTCTGACCATTTTGCATCAAGAACATAGGTATTAGAAACATCAGATAAGATTTGAGATTGTCCACCAACAATAGGAACGACATTACTAGTCGCTTTTACTTGAAGTCTTCTTATATCATAATCAATTCCAGCAGTAGTTGTATAAGTACCAGATACACTAATGGAATTATTAACACTATTAATATAAGTAACTGTTAATGATGGCGCAATAACTATTTCACTATTTCTGACTAACAATTCAATTTTATCACCAACTCTTAAACTTGATTGGTCGATTTTACCCTTTAAAGTGAAAGTAGCACCAGATAAATCTTCAATCAGATACCTACCACTAGTATTATAAATCCAAGAGTTAAAGAATACTTGTTCCCATGTTTTTTCTACTAATGGGTTATTAATAAATCTTCCAAGGTTCTTAACATTGACCTTAGAAGTCTCAGAAAGTCCATATAAATCTTGAAGAGGATCAAAATCACTTAAAACACCCGTTATCTTCATAATAACTGGTTTTTCAAGATTATTATCCTCATAACCATACACTACAGTTGGTGTATAGATATTTTTAGTGGATTTGATATCTTTTGATGTTGTAGTTACACCAATAAACTGGTTTACAGTTTTTTCAGTGTAATCTAATTTCATATAGTCGGTTTCTGTAGAAACACCAACCTCAATAGTACCAGTCTGACCAAATCCAATAGTAGAATCAACAGTTATAACAGTTGCACCCAATCCAACCATACCAACTGCTTGAGTATGTCCAGGAACAACAAAAGTACCTTGAATTAAATCTCTATCATCATATCCAATGAACACTGAGAGACGATAAAAGTCTTCTCTAATTTGAACAACCTCAGAAATAGGTCCACTAGCAGCATTTACTAAAGGATTACCTACTTCATTGTCTTGAAATAAAGTTTGCCCAATAAGATTATTTGGATCACCACTAACTACCTGTACAGCAAAGGATTCTCTCCTCAAATAGTTAGCATATGATGGTTTGATGAGGTATTTTTCAAGATCATTAATTTTTGGTTCTAAACCAAATAATGCTTTGAATAAAATCTTGAAAGATTCGTCAGTACCCTTAGATTCATATAAACTTCTTGCTTCTTTTATAAAATTATTAATATCTAAGTCTGGACTTAGTTTTACACCTTCTAATCCAGGTGTGTACTGCGCCTTTAACTTATCATAGAATTCTTGAAGGAATAATGCACTTAAATTCTGAACTGCAGACCCAGTATTATGTTCTGCAGCAATACTATCAGTCCAACTTAATTTTTGATAGTCATTAATTGAATGATATGTCGTAATTCCACTAAAACCTCTTATACAACCAGTAAAGCTATTTGTAGTTACTCCAGTATATGTTATAATCTCATTATCAATTTTCAAAAGACCCCATTCTTGAGGAAATCCCTTAGTATTAGTAGAAACAGTAATTTCATCACTAGTTGTAGTAATACTAGATGCTAATGATGTATTACCAGATATAACTTCCTTAGTTAAATTATCAATTTTAATATATTTGTCAATATTCTCGGCAATATCAACTGGTCCACCTTGATAGTCCTGTGAAATATAATATTGCTTTAGGAAATCTTCAAATAAAGGATTTTCTGCAACAGAAAATTCTGGTGCTTGATCACCAATAAGTTGATATGTCTTAACTCTGGAGGATAAGGGGCTATGTGTTTCTATCATCCTTGTTTATGACCGAGTGAAGGTTCCGTTAGAGTAACTAGAGGTAACTTTATATCCAATTCCAGAAATTTGTTCTCCAGAAGATATAGTGTCTCTGACGATATTTATCGTCGAATTAGACATGTCTAATTGTAGGTATAAATCCTTCAATCCAATGATATCATTAGAATCTGGATATGCTTGAATTTCAATCAAACCAGTTCCAAGCGTAGTACCAGTAATATTAATAGTATTGATAACAATTTCACCTTTTACATAATCAACAGTTCCAGCAGAAGGTAAAACAACTGGTGCATTTTCTCCTGTTAACTCAGTTAATTGAATTACAGCAATATCACCCGTTTTTAAGTTAGGATGAGGCAAATCAGTGAAATATAGAGTATTAACATTGCCTTCAATTGTAAATCCAGTACTTTTTATGTTTTTACCTTTAGGACTTACAAAGAATGAATTACCAAAACATAATTCATATTGAGTATAGGCATTAAATATTGGTTTTAAGTCCCTCCTTATTGTCAATTTAGTAATATTTGATGTAATTGCATTATTTGACTCATCAACAATCCTTTGTGCTTCAGAATACTTAAATCTACCTCCAAATGCATTCAAATTAGTAGATTTTCCATATGAAGTTAAAGAATCAATCACTTGCGCCTTCAAACCATCAGTATCACTAAAGACATTTGAGTTATAATAAACAGTTGATTCAAGTTCAATATAAAGCATCTTGAGATCTATAATTCTTTGATTTATTCCAGCAATAGCATATCTCTTTAATCTGTCTAAAATTTGATTTTTAGTAAAGTCAGATAAGTATGTTGAGTTTCGAGGTTTTACACTTAATATAACTGTTCCAAATTCAGGAGGATCTAACTCTTCCCCACCAATTACAGATACTGACTCTGCATCAGGGAAAACACTTTGTACAATTGCTTCATAATCCTTTGCTGTAACCGCCCTGTACTGCGATGAATAGACTCTAGGTGCAATATACTTAATAGAGTCTACATCCTCAATATCACCGCCTCCCTTAGCGGTCTGAACGGTAGTTATAGTAGGAGTTGCTGAAGCATCAAGAGGATTTCCAGCATCATCTACTGCATCTGCACTAAATGAGAAAAATTTACCATCATTTCCTGCTTTTCCGTCAGTAATAATATATGTTACTTCAATAATATCACCATTACTAAGTTTTTTGCCAAATAATCCATCTCCAAACATTAATTCATATTTTTCATCCTTAATTTCTTGAATAAGGTAAATATTTGACTTTTCATTAATACTTGTAATATTATCAATTCTAGAATATTCCAATCCTGAGGTAGATCCAGATTTTCTTACAAAAACTCTAATTGATTCAGAATCAACAAATGAATTATCTAATATAAATCTTTGATCTAGACTACCATCTACAATAAAATTTTTCTTTAATAGAGTTCCTTGATATATGCTAATATTTCTAAACTGAGCAGTTCTAGGTGGATTAACTGTTATATTTGATCCAGAATCAATTGGACTAGAAACAGTTATCTCATCTGGAATAGAAAATGTAAAAGAAGTATTATTTTTTGCACCAACACAAACTAAACCTTTCTTTAATTTAACACTATTACTATTTCCATTAAATTTAAAGTCAAAATTTATAATCGCTTTAGCAGATTTTCTTGATCTTGGTACATATCCAATATTTCTTGCCAAAGAAACAACATTTTCACGCAAAGTTGCTGAATCCAAAAAGGACTCATTAACTACCATATTACTATTAAAAGCTGAAATATAAGTATTATAAGCCAATATATCGATCAAAATCGACATATTAGATCCTTCATAGTCAAAATCAGTAAAATCTGAATTTGCTTTTAAATAAGAACGAATTTGACTCTTAATTTGGTCAAAATCTAAGTTTGTAAACTTCGTTACGGGCATTTTTTTACCTAGTTGCTTCTAATAAGAACGAAAAATTCTGAGTAGCAAAACTTTGACCTATAACTTCATATGAAACTGTAATTTCATACGCATTATCATCTGGTCTAGGGTCTGCCTTTATTAATATTGAATCAATTCTCGGTTCGTATGCTAACAAAAGAGTTCGTATTTGCTTTGCAAGTAAACTCCCTGAAGCAACATCACAAAAATCAAATAAAGTACCAGTAACATCTGATCCTATATCATTATAAGGTCTTTCTTTTAATCCAGTTTGAACCAAATTTCTCACAGCACGAATAATAGCCCTATCATCTTTAAGTACATTCAAATCTCCAGTAACAGGATTTGGTACAAAATCAAGGGTAATATCCTTGTATCCTCGTGATCTTTTGGTTGCCATTTATGTTGGCAGTATCGTCAAATGTTATTTATACTGACTTTTTGAAGGTTACATTAAAAGAAAGGCTTATTCTAGTATTATTGGTCTGATTTGCTCTTACACCATGCATTAACCAAGAGGGAAATAATATCAATTTACCGTCAAATGGTTTATGTTCCCATTGATTACCCAAATGCATATAAAAATCATTTGTATCTAAAAATGGGTTTGGTGTGTGAAAATATAGATTTCCATCATCACCATTTGTCTTATAATAGTAAACACCAGAAATATCCGCAGTTCCGTGATTATGTAAATGTGCAAAATTGTCTTTTTCGCACTTTGTAAACCAAGAAGTCATCGAAAAATCTAATTTTGGCGAATTATTACCAATTTCTTTTCGATATAACTCAATATGACGCTTTATTTCGTCAAAAAGTGGTTTTATATCGCATTTTTCAATAATATCATCTTGAAAATTATTTGTTGAGAGATAATGTGTTTTCCCCCAACCAGAAATCATCGAAAAATCAATAGTTTTAAGAGATTTTTCGATATTTTGTTGAATATTATTAAAATTGTCTACTCTAGCAACATATATTGGTGTTGAAAACAGATTTTCAATCATGTCCACCTAGTAACAGTCAATTCTATACTATTATCATCCATTTCCCACTCTTCTGCAACCTGCCAACCCTCTTTTTTTACTGTATTGTGGATGGTCATTCGTGCATACTGTTGAGTTACTTTTTCAATAAACCTTTCTGGAGGAAATGGTTGTTTCCATGTCTGCAAATCAGCAACTAATACATACTCTTTTCCATTCCAACGAAATCCAATTTCATTATCAATAGCAATATCCACCTGCCATTTTTTATGCTCATGGTCAAGTGGATTTTCTAGCTCTACATTTTCTTCTACATTATACTGTAAAAGTTCTAATGCTTCGAGTAAAGCGGGTTTTTTTGTAATCTTAGTCTTTATCGTACTAAAATGTGACATTAGCAGCCTTCCGAATCGTGTGTAAATTCCTCAACATATTCTTGAAAATCTAATTCCTGATAAAAAGAAGGAAGAAAATCTCTATTCACTACATTACCTAGTTCCTCTTCTACTCCTTCAGTTGCCTTTAAACATTGCTTACCAGTTGAACCGATAACTTCTTCTGTTACAGTACCATCTTGTTTGATAGTATACTTAACCGTTTCCTGTTTTGACATAACTAAAAAAGCGAGTGTGTGTTATATATACTATTTTTCTATTATAGCATTACCTATTACTAACTTGTCAATGTCCTTTTTAGAGAAAAGCTCCTTTGCTTCCCATATTTTACTAGCAATAGGTTTTCCACCTACATTAAGACTTGTATTAAGAAGTACACTATCTCCTGTTAATTCTTTATATTTGTGTAAAAGTTTAGAAAAACAATCATCACCTTCAACTGTATGAATGCGACAAGATTGATCAATATGAGTAATTGACTTAAGATCACTATCTTTTACAGGAACAGATACATTCATATATGGAACATCTCTATTATAATCAAAATATTTGTTTATATCTTCTTTAAGAACAGATGCACCAAATGGTCTAAATGGTTCTCTATGCTTAACTCTATTATTAAGAGTATCTTTTGCATGAGGCAATCTAGGATTCATTAATATAGATCTATGTCCTAATGCTCTTGGACCTATTTCACCTGCTCCTTGATACCATGCAACTATACAACCATCAGCAATTGCTTCACAAGTCTTTAAAATAGTGTCATCACTCGGTTTTTCGGGTATTTCATCATCTTGCCAGAACGGAAATCCCGTATTATCGAATTTTTCTTGATTATAATGCATTCTTAGGTACTCTACAGCACCTAAACTTAGTCCACAATCATTAGCATGAGGTGGAATTACGACTTTTTTACTAATTTTGCCATTAAAAACGCAATTTTGTGCTACACCACCACTATAACCAACAATTTTATCGGGAATTTCGTCAATTTTCTTGGAAATTAGGTCTCCAGTGTACTCATGAACCGTTTGTAACCAATTAATATCAAATGAATCCCATTTTCTATCCCATAATTCGTAATTCCATGCCTGTTTTATGTTAGAAATGTCAAATTTGCTTATTTTATAGTAAAAATCTTCATCTATTAGACCAAAAGCAGCAAGTCCCATGACTTTACCTGCTAAATCTTCTCCATATTCATCACAAGTAAGGTTTAAATCCTTTCCTACCTGTGCCATTGAAAGTCCAATAGACCCATGATCATGACAATTATAGGATTCTATTAGATTTTTACCTTTAAATAATGAACATGATTTATTATTACTACCATATCCATCATAAACAAAGTTATAATCAGGTATTTCGCCTAATGGCCATAAGCTTAATGCATGTGCATAATGGTGGTCAATACTAAAAGTAGGAACTCCAAAATCATATTTTTTAATTGCATCATCAGATACTATACAAATAGCATCTATATCATTAATATCAATATCCCATTTTTTTAGAATATCTAACCATTGCCAATCATTACCAAACCCATGATGTTTAATACCATATAATCGTTCAGTAGAACAATATCTTACACTTTTTCCATTAGTGTAAGTGATATTAGAATCATGGGCAGTTATTCGTAATCCTAAAAACTTCATTGCTCATTTACCTTGTCCTCTATAAGGTTTACGAGCAGCGTTTCGGGCGGTAGCGGAAAATTTGGTATTCTTACCTTGTCCTTGTCTAGTCTTTTTTGGTGTCGTCTGAATGTTGGTCCCTGTAGGACTCGTGTACATTTTCGCCATTGTAAGATTGATGAGTAATAAGATCAGGAGACGGATAGCCCGTCTCATAGTAACATTGAGAGAGTTCCATCATTTTATCCATGAACTCCTCCTCAGAGAGACCTGTATAGATCTCTCCTCCTTCTATGGTTATATTATATAACTCGTTGCTTTTCATGTCCTACACGGATACGAGGGTCACACCAGATCTCAAATCCAGCATCAAGAGCATCTAGACAGAATGAGACATCCTCTCCACACATGTCTTGTACCTCTCCAGACTCAAAGACTTGCATCTTAGGTGCGAACCAAGGATACTTCATCTTATCATGTTCCCATACACCATGCTTAATAAGAACCCATCCAAACCCTGT